TTATATATTATTTAAAACATCTATAATTTCTAATTTCTTATCTTTCATAACGTGAGTGTAGATATTCATTGTAGTTTCTACATCTGCATGTCCCATAAGTACCTGCACTGTCTTAATTGGGACATTCGCCTCAAATAACCTCGTACAATAGCTGTGACGGACTGAATAAAATGTTCTACTATCATCAATTTCTAATTTTTTACAAAGCCTTTTTATTCTTCTATCTGGCTTTTTTCGCTCTAAAGGCTCACCTTCCCAATCGCAGAATACAAGAGAATGCTCGTTTTTAATCTTTTCTAAAAATTCCAAAATAATACTCGGCAATGGGACTTCTCGTTCAGCATGTGGAGTTTTTAACAGATCTGTAAAAACATAAATAGTCTTTTTAGAACCATCATCTAAAAATACAGTATCTCTTTGATACTGTTCCCGCACTTCATACATATTCCCTTTTATCCTTTCCCATCGCACTGCTAAAACTTCTCCAAGTCTTAGCCCGGTGTAGAATGTAAAATAAATAACTTGGTCCACAGGATTGTTAAAATCCAAAATTTCACAAATTCTTTTTTGCTCTTCTCTAGTAAAAACTTTGTATTCATCATCTTTTTTCTTTTGTATTTTAGGTAAAATTACATCTTTGCAGATATTTTTTGTGATAATCTCTTTTGAATTAGCAAATTTAAAACATGAATTTACTTTCATATGTACTTTTTTTAGCCCATTTGCAGATTTAATGCTTTTTAGACTATTAAAATATTGTTGCAGCATATCTAAGTTAATTTCAGACATTTTCATATTCGAAATAGGATACGGCTTTATGCATAGTTTATAGCAAGTCAAATAATCATCGTAGGTATTATTCTTTACTTCATTTCTTTTATACTCTTGTATCCATTTTAAAAATAAATCTCCAAATGAGATTTTTGAATTACTGCTCAACATGTTTTTTTCTGCTTCATATTTTGCATTTCTTATTTTATCAAGAACTATTCTTTTATTAAAGCTCCCAAAATACTTTCTGATAGCTTCTCCTTCTGCATCATATCCAATCGTTGCATAGCCTCGATAGTATTTTTTACCATTTCTTATAGAAACAGTAATACTACCTTCCCCTTTGTTTCTTCGCATATAAAAAATCACACTCCTTTTTTCTTGTATTACAAAATAGAGTATGATATAATTTAAATACTACAGATTTAAGGGTATATCATACTCTTGCACTCCTCTTAGCTATTGCCAGTAGCCGAGAGGAGTTTTTATTGCTTTAAAACTTTATATATTTCAAGAGCTATTGCCTTTGCAAGCAATGGAGGAACTGCATTTCCTACTTGAGTATATTGGGGTACTTCTTTTTTTCTTTCTTTCCCTCCAGTAGTTCTTTTACCATAAAAAATAAAACTATCATCAAACGATTGTAATCTTGCAAACTCTCTTACAGTACAAATTCTATTACAGATAGGAAGAATTAAATCATCTGGAAGAGTCAAAATAGTATTTCCTGGTTTATTGAGAGAAAGTTTTACTCGTGAATTTTTTTTTGTTACAATTAGATCTAGAATTTCAGAATCATTTGATAAAACTTTACATTTTTTTATTATTTCTTCTTTTGATACTGATAATTTATTTATTAAATATTTTAGTAATTCAGGATACTTTTCTATATCAATCCCCTTTTTTATAAGTCTTTTTCTTAATTGGAGATTGCTTTCTCCCTCTTTTAAAAGAGAAAAACGCTCTTCAATATATTTATAGTGACAAGAATAATCATTATTAAAAAGTTCTTTAGTAGATATTGGTAATTTTGTAATTATGTTTTTAGTTCTTCCATATCGAGATTCAATCTGATAATCGCTCATAACTATGTCGTATCCTGCTATATCAGAAATAGCTTCTTTTAAAGAAACTATTTTTTCCATTTTTTCTGGATATTTTGGTTTTTTTTCTCCTACTTTATATCCTATTAGTATGACTCTATGTCTTTTTTGTGGGACTCCGTAATCTGCTGCACTTAATATTTTTTCTTCCAATAGATTGTAATTTATTTTTTTTAATTCCTTTTTTATAATTTCTATGGCTGATAATTCTTTGTAAATTTCTTTATCAAATTTTGAAACAAAATTGTGAAATTTGATATCCAGTATTCCTGGAACATTTTCAAAGACTATATATTTTGGCTGAATTTCTTTAACAAGTCTCAAATATTCTGAAAAAAGAAAATTCCTAATATCATCGCTTTTTTGTTTTCCTGCCCTGCTAAAACCTTGACAGGGAGGCCCTCCAAAAAGAGCATCTATTTTTATTTCTTTTTCTTTAAAATCTTCTAATACAGCAATTTTAGCTTTGATTAAATCTCCTGATATGTTTTTTATATCATCAACTTCTAACCATGTATTTTTTCCTTGAATCAATCCTAGTTGTTCATGTCTTTTTCTATATGTTTCAGCTGCACTCTCACTAATATCATTTGAAAATATAATATGGAATCCTGCTTGTAATATTCCTTCACTCATTCCTCCCGCTCCACAAAATAAATCAATTGCTATCGGTTTCATAAATATTCCTCCTTTTTTATCAGGATAGCATTTTTTGTTACTTTTGTTCAGGAATAAAAATTTCTTCTAAAATTTGGTTTCTTTCTTCTCTGGTATTTTTATCATTTCCTCTTTCTTGGGCTTTTCTTCTATAAATTTCAAATTGAGAATTCTTTCTTAAAAAAAGGTTCAATTTTTCAACAATTTCATTAGTAGTAGAATATGAAATATTTCTATTTGTCGCAAAAAAATAAGATAAAGAATAAAGATTATATTTTGAAATCCAAAATTTTTCTAAACTAGAATTTGAAAAAATAGTGTATATTTTTTCACAAACTTGGTTATATTCTTTGATTTTCTCTTTTACATTGTAATATGAAAATGATTCAGATATATTAATAATTTCTTTTTCTGCTAAATTCCTATGTATAATTTTATTCAATATAATAGAACCTAGAATATTCAGAAGATATTGTAGAGGAACCTGTCTACCTATTTCATATTCAGTAAAGATTAAATCTCTTTCTAAAAATAGTCTTTGAATATAATTAATATTTTCTGGAATTATTATCTCGGAAACAGATGGATTTAAATCCATTTTTTCATCATCTTCTAGAGAAATTTCATTTTCATCATCTTCATCCTTTTGAAACAGCATGTTCAATTCTTCTTTATATTTCTCAAATTCATTGGGTCTAATAATATTTGACAAAATTTTGCAAAGAATCATAAAATCATATTCTAATAATCGTGTTGCTTCTTTTTCAATTTTATTCAAATTTCTAGAATTAGTGTTCAGTCGCTTGAAAATTTCCTTAATTTTTTCTACTTCATTTGGTTTTAAATAAATTTGTACAATAGGTATACTGTAATTTAAAACTTGATCTTTTTCAGTGTCATTAAAATCTTTAAAAAAACGACCTTCATAATCAAATTCATTTTTCAAAAATTTAAATATACTTTCTAATCTTTGCCTACCATCAAGAACATTATACTGTTTTGATAAATTATCGTAATCAATATCAGCATCACAAATGAAGATAGATGGAATAGGGTAGTTATTGAAGATACTGTCAATCAAAAATTTTCTATCTTTAATTCTCCAAGCCGTTTGCCTTTGAAAGTAAGATTCATACTTTAATATATCTCTATTATTCCAATCATATAAATCGACAATAGTTAATCTACCTAGTTCAAATAATTTATTATTCATAGAGTCCCTCCTCCTATTTTTGGAAGAGGATCTATTGTCGCTCTTCCTGTAGTTTTTGTTTGTATCCATTGTTTTTCCCAGAATGATGCAACATTTTTTATGAATGCTTCTTCTGAAATATAAATACAGATAGAAATTTCTTTTTCAATATTCAACACTTTTCGTATTTTATTTAATTTTGAAGATAGTTCATTTTTCAGTGAATGATTAATGTAGTGATAATGAATTTTACCATTTGCCAAATTTTTATGAAAAAAATTTATATTTTTTTTTGAGATTTCATTAAGATTAATTTTTAATAAAAATACTTGGAAAACTTTAGAATCAACTATACAAAAATCATAATCCTTTCCTTCTTTTTCTATAAAAGATTTTGAGAATCCAGTATGGCTAGATCCAATTAAATGAACATGCATTAATTCAACATTAAATTCGGTAGAAATTTGTTTTTTTATTTTATAAACAAGCTCATTATTATAACATGATGAATAATTTAAAATAATATTTTCAGCTATATTTGTGAAGGTTTCTCCATTTTTTAAAAACTCACGAACTTTATTTAAAATTTTACTCATCTCCTTTACTAAGGATTTATATAAAAAATTGCTTCAATGCACATTTATAATTTTCTTTCTGAAAATCACTTTTAAAAAATAATCTGATTTCTATCCAGAGTTCTTTGAATAAATCTCTCTAACTCTTTTTTCACATCATCATCCAACAGATCTAAATTTTCAATATTAAACTGGTCCGTATCTTCATCTAATAAGAGATATGCGGCAAAGGTATTTGCTTTTGTTTCATAGATGTCAATATTTGCAAAAGTATAATCCTTGAAAAAACGTACATCATCTCCATTGTCTTCAATCGCATGCCAAAGTTCATGAGCTAAGGTAAAATATTTGGAGAATCCTTGAAGTTCAGAATTTAACACTACATTTTTAAATCCAAAACTGTTAATATACATTCCTTTTGCAGACATTCTTGAATAATCAATATGGATGTCTAAATGCTGACATAATACAAAAGGATTGGTAGTTCCATAAGTTTCTTTTAACTTTTCTATAACATTAATAATTTTTTGGACCATTTTCATCACGCTCTTTCGCTCGTTTTAATAGCAATGACCTAATAAAAATCCTTTTTAATGTTTGTTCCAATTCCTCTTTATCCTCTTGAGATACTTCTTTTCCATTAAACATTAAAGCTCCATTGATAGACATGACTTTTTCAAATTCTACAATTTCTTCTGGAGATAATTTATATTCCTCAATGATAGGGTCTACTTGTTTTGTGGATTCTTCTTCCCAGCCCATAAGATAAGAGGTACTGACACGTAATACTTTAGAAAGTTCTTCAACTTTAGATAAAGGTAAATCAGTTATATTTTGCTCTATTTTATGAATAGATGTTTTTGATTTGTAACCCATTTTTTCTGCGAGTTCTTCCTGAGATAATTTTAGTTCTTCTCTTTTTCTTTTAACTCTATCTCCAAGCGTCATTTTTCTTCCTCCTTAAATATTTATAATTGAAGTATACCTTATAAGACACTAAAAAGCAACTTTTTTTTATAAAAATAAAAATTTTTGTTGACTTTAAACAAACTATATGATATAAATATTTTAGACACTTAAAAGGAACAAAAAAAGAAAGGAGGTTTTGAGTTTGATAAATACAGAATTATTAAAACAAAAGATAGATATTAGTGGTTATCGTTTTAGTTGGATTGCAAAGCAGTTAAAATTAAGTTCTTATGGTTTAAGGAAAAAACTTAACAATGATACTGAATTTAAAGTGTCAGAAGTATCAAAAATATGTAAGATTTTGACTATCAATGATAAAGAACGGGATACGATATTTTTTTGTAAAGATTAGACACTTAAAAGGAACTTTTAAAAAGGAGGAATAAAAAAATGAAAAAGGAAAGCGTGGTAACCATCATTAATCAAAAAGGAAAAATATCTGCTCAGATATTTGTTGATTGGAAAAAGAAAAGAATAGAGGTGGTTGAGAAGAATGGAGTGAAAATATATGAAACCAAAGAAAAAGGATTAAATCAAGGGGTATGACTTAATCCTATGAAAAAATTAGCATGGTAGTTATCAATTATTTTTTCTTAGAAGATTTTGTTTGAGATAGAGCACTTCCTGCCACAGATTTGGATGCACTGCTATATCTACCGTCTTTAAGAATTTTAGAAGCTTGAGAAGCTACCTTTTTAGATGTTTGCTTTGTATTAGCCATATTAACAACCTCCTAATAAAATTATTAGCCACTGTCAACAATAGTTGCTAATTACTTTATATCACAACATGTAGTAGAAGTCAATAGTATTTTTTATAGATATAATGATTTGGGAGTTGCAAATAAAGAAAGGAGAGTGAGAGATGACAGATGAAAAAATAAAAAAATTCAAGAAAGGAGGAATTATGAAAGAGATTATCCGTTTGCTATCTTCTATCCTCGATGCTCTTCAAAAACCGAAGAAGAAAAAGATTTTTCTAACGGTTGGCGAAGCAGTGCAGGAAATGGGAACTAGTAGAGAAGTAATTTATAAAATGATGACTTATCCTGACTTTCCGATGAACTATGTCAATTCAAAAAGATTAGTCAGGATTCAAGAAGTCCCGGAATGGTTACAGAAGCACAACCGGGAGGATTTTGGAAAATGAAAAAAGCAACTATCACAGACGACCAATCTTACTAGTTGCTTTACAAACAGAAAAGCTTATATGAAAAAGCTTTTCTTGAATTATAGCAGTTTTAATTAAAAAATTCAAGGAGGGAAAATGGAAGAAAAAGAAAACGTAGAATACGCAAAAATAATGGCAACTACGTCCGCAAAAAAATTGAGTGAATATCTTAAAAAGTTAGATATTTCAGAGACAGAAACTAAAAAACTCATTGATTTAATCTTAGAACAAGTAAGAGATTGTATTGAGTTAGGAAAAGAAATTGCATATAGCGAAATGATTGCCTATATGAAATATAATTTCAAAGTAGGTGAGAAGAATGCGGATTAGAATTAGGCCTACGATATTCAATATCAGTTTGGCAATCACCCCTTTTCTAATGCTCTTAGCTTACCATGATAGAGGATATTTTGCTTGTGGTGGAGAAACATTAGTACCGGTAATTGGGTTAATAGCTCACTATGCTTTTAAGGAGGAGTAATATGCAGCAAGTAATCTCAGAAAAAACAATTGAAAATCAGATAAAAAAATGGCTGGATAGTAGAAATTACTGGTATTTTAAAGTTCATGGAGGAATGTTTCAGAAGTCAGGAGTTCCCGATATTGTAGCTTGTATCAATGGAAAATTCGTCGCTATAGAATTGAAAAAATCATCAGGAGGAATTGTTAGTAAATTACAAGAGAAACAGATTGATTTAATTAAAAAGTCAGGGGGAGTAGCAGGTGTTGCAAAGTCATTAAAAGAATTTCAAGATATATTACGAGAAGGAGGATTAAAAATTGATTAGAATTGACAATTCCTTATTATATGATTTTCAACAAAAATTATTGGAAGTAAACTATATGTATCCTTTGGATACCGGAACTGGGAAAACTTTATTGTCACTACATCATTACTGGAAATGGGCATGTGGTAAACAACTCCTAATTGTAGCTCCTGCTCAAAAAGTAAAAGAAGGTGGATGGTATCGAGAAATTGGAAAATTTAGAACCTACTATCGCCTACCAACAATAAAGTATGAAGTCCTAAGTTATGCGAGATTATCGAAGTACACTATCACACCTTCTACCTACATTATATTTGATGAATGTCATTTTGTCAAAAACTATAAGTCACAAAGGAGTAAAATTGCATGGCAAATGGTAAAAAAAGCAGATGGTTTTTGTATGTTAAGTGCAACACCAGCGAGTAATGGATATATTGATTGCTGCAACTATCTATCTATGTTTGGTTTTTTTCAGAAGCCATATGACATGATAAGAAAACATGCCATATTTGAAATGTTGATGTTTGGTGGAAATCGAATAAAAAAAATCAAAGATTGGAAAAACACAGTATATTTAGATGCACTTTATAAAAAAATATCAAGCATAGCCCTTAGAAAAAATGATTGTTTAGACCTTCCGGATATAATATTAGAACAAATATATTTTAAGCAAAATCTTGAATATAAGCTAATCAAAAAAGACAGAGTACTAGGTGATGAATTGTTTGATACTGTTCCAAAAATGATAGCCGGATTAAGGCAGTATGCCAACCCTAAAGATAAAGTAGAATATTTGGAATTTTTAAGAGAAAGTACTGAGGAAAATATACTTATATTCTATAATTTTAATCTTGAAGCAAAACTTATAAAATCAAAAATTAAAGTGGATTATGAAGTATCTGGGAATGGTTCTAATATTCCAAAATTTGATGAATATGATGCTTTGAAAAAAAAGACAACGTTAGTTCAAATTCAAGCAGGAGGAGCTGGAATAGAACTTCAATACAACAGTATTGTTGTATTCTTTAGTCCTACTTGGTCTTATCAAGATTATGAACAGGCAATGGGGAGAGCATATAGAAATGGACAGAAAAATAAAGTTACAGTATATCAATTTATTACTGAAAATACGATAGAAGAAAAAGTATATAAAAGTTTAAAAATAAAAAAAGATTTTAGCATGCATTTGTTAAATAAAGAAGATTTAGGAGGATTAGAATGATTCAGGACAATATATTGAAATGGTATACGGATACGGTTATTCGAAAAAAATATAATTTACAAAATTATCCTATTGTGGAAAAGCAAATAAAAGAAAAAAAAGTAAAGTTGGTATTTTCCATATCGAATGTAAAAATTGGGATAGAAATGGAGAATTTGAATGATTTGAATATTATTTTTAATCATTTTGTATGTGTAGAAGGGGAAATTCCAACGGAAGTAATAAAGAACGAAGTTGTTAAATTGAATTATGAATACTGGGAAAGAGCGTTTACGAAGCATTTGGAAGAAGATTATCCTAATATATTATTAGAAAATATGTCAATTGAACAAATTGAGACAGTAGCATGGGATGGAAAAATTACAGCATTTGAGGAAATGAATAAAGATATTACAAATGGAAATTATACTATTTATGATGAGATTGAAACTATAGAAAACAATAACAAAGAGCAAGATACTGAAAAATCAGATGAAGAAGAGGATGATGAAAATGAATAAAGAATTAATGACAAATTATCCTGGAGATAATGTTATAAAAAATAGAAATAAATATGTAGGAGGGAGTGATATCCCTTGCATATTTGGGATTAGTCCATTCAAAGATACTTTTACATTAGCAAAAGAAAAAGCCGGGTTAATTCCGGTAAAATTTAAAGGAAATGAATACACTAGATATGGTCAGTTGATGGAACCCATAATTCGAGATTATATCAATTCTGTCTACGAATTAAAATTTAAAGAAAATACAAATATAGATGAGGAAAAAAGGATTCGATCGAATTGTGATGGCTTGGATCTAGAAGCAGGATTATTACTAGAGATAAAAACAAATGCTACGGATAAAGAAACATATGACGAGGTATATGATTATATTTTACAAATGCAATTGTACATGTATCAATTTAAAGTAGATAAAGGATATTTGGTTCAATATAATAGACCGGAAAATTTTTGGAGTGGACTAGATTATTCTACACAATATGAAGATAAATATTTTAATCAAGAATTTGATGAAAATAGGATATCTGTTTTAGAAATCGAAAGAGATGATGTTCTGATTACTAAAATATTAACTAAAATTGAAGAATTTTGGAAAAAAATAGAGGAACTAAAAGAAAAACCGGATATGACCGAAGAAGAATTTTTGTTCGGAACTCAAGTAGAAGAATATAAGAATACTATATCTAAATTGGCGGAGTTAGAATATCAAATTTCGTATTTAAAAGAATTAGATGTGAAAGCGAAAGAATATAGAGACGTATTGTATAGATTGATGGAAAAAAATGATGTAAAACAGATAAAAACTGACAAATTGAGTATTACAAAAGTAGAGTCAACCCAGATTCCAAAATTAGATACTACTAGATTAAAAAAAGAGATGCCTGAAGTATGCGAAAAGTATACGAAAATATCATCAAAAAAAGGATATTTACTGATTAAAATATCTGGAGAAGTTGATGTTAAAAAAGCAGAAAAAAAGACAACCGCAGCATTATCTGCATTAGGATTATGAGGAGGATAGTATTATGGCAAAACCATTTCGACAATCTCAAATTTTAGAAATTTTTAGAGAGAATCCAACGATAACATATAAAGAGATTGCAACATCATTAGGAATTAGCTATGACGCAGTTAAAAAATCAGCACAATATTTGAGAGCAAAAGGATATCTTATAAAGACAAAAGAGGGAATGAAAGTTTTAAAAGAAAAACCTATTACACAATCTTATTTGAAAAAGGATATGATACAATCCATAATTGATATTTTTATGGAAGATCTACCAAATATAGAAGATATTTCAGAAAAAATTAAAATGGGAGAATTACTTTTGAAGTTGATTATTAAATTATAGCAAGGAGGAACATAAATGATAAAATTACCGGAAAATATATTAAAAGTACCAAATACAACCCCAACAAGTTTCTTAATTTGGGGAGAATCTATGAGTGGAAAAACATATTTAGCTAGAGAGTTTGACTCTCCTATTATTATCAATACGGATGGAAATGGAGAAAAAGTGGATACTCCTTCCATTTCTGTCAAAAGTTTTTCAGAATTTGCAGAAGTAATAGATGCTTTAAAAAACCAAGAACATACATTTAAAACAGTAATTATAGATTTAATTGATGATATTGAAGTTATGTTAACTAGTCATATTTGTGAACAAGAACAAGTAGAGGCTTTGGCGGATATTAAATGGGGGAAAGGATATGCAAAACAATCATCGGTTTGGAAAAAACTGATGATGGAATTGACACAAATGGATATGAATGTTATTTTTATCTCTCATTGTGTTGAAAAATCAGATGATAATCAAAATATGCAAATCGTACCAGCCCTATCTCAAAAAGGATTAAATGCTTGTATGGGAAGATGTGATTTATCAATTCAGACGAAAAAAATTGGATCCAATTATATTAGATTATGCACAGCAAAAAGAGAAGCATATAAAGAAGAAGAAATCAAAGATGAAAAAGTATTAAAAATTATGAAAACAATTCGAGGAGTATTTGATAAAAAACCTTCTATCGTTACTCCAGTAAAAGCATCACTGAAAAAAGAAGATCCTAAACCAAAAGAGGAAGCAACACCAGACAAACCAACACTAGAAGAGCCTACAAAAGTAGAGATTCCTTCTGAAGAAGTGAAACAAGTAACAACAGAAAATGACGGAAAATCGGAAGAACCTGTTAAAAAAACAGGAATTAGAAAATTACTAAAACCAATTAAAAAAATAGAAAACAAGGGGGAATAAAAAATGAGTATCGCAGATATTATGGCAGAATTAGAAGAAAAAGGATGGAAAGCGGGAGATAATGAAAATGACAACCCAGCAGATGGAATATATGAGGGAATTATAGAGGAAATTTTATTTAATACTAATGAAAAAGGAACACAATGGTTTAGTTTTAAAGTAAATTTATTATCTGAAAATAGAAGTCACTTGGCAAGTTTATTTTTAACCGGAAAAATGGCTTCAGCAAATTTAAAAAAATTTATTAACATTGTTTTAAATTTAACAGGAGAAGCCTTATCAGCTATTGACTTTGTAAATGAAGAAGCTTTGGCAGAAAAATTAACAGAACAATTAGCAGGAACCGAAGTTGTGATTGAATTAAAAACAAGTAAAAATGGATTTCAAAACTTTCAATTTAAATTTGAAGAAGAATAAAATAGTGAGAGCAGATTTTCTGCTCTTCTTTATTCTAACTTAAAGAGAAAGGGGTGAATTATGGAAACGAATCAAGTTGGATTTTTTGACTTTGAAGTATTCCGTCAAGATTGGTTAGTTGTTATTTTGACAAACAAAGGACAAAGAATAATAATTCATAACGATAAGGAAGCTTTAAAAAAAGTATTGACTTATTTTATATGTCTTATTGGGTTTAACAATTACCATTATGATGATTTAATATTAGCTGGAATTATTTCTAGAAACTTAAGTCCCATGGAAGTTTATGAATTATCCAATCAAATTATTTCAGGAAAACGAGATTATATGTTAGAAAATATTGCAAAACAGTTACCAACATTAGATACGATGCAAGAATTACAAATTGGCTTAAGCTTGAAAGAAATTGAATCCAATTTAGGAATGAATATTAAAGAGACTCCAATTGATTTTAATATACCAAGACGATTAACAAAGCAAGAAATTCAAGAAGTTATACAATATTGTGAACATGATGTTAGAACCACTATAAAAGTGTATGAATTAAGGCAGGACTATTTTGAATCCAAAATGGATATTTGTCAAGAATTTGTATTAGAGAAAAAGGATGTTCGGGAAACAAGAGCAAATTTAGCAGCTAAAGTTTTAAAATGTCATCAAGGAAGACTTCCTAAAGGAGTAAAAAATAATAAAGATAGATTACAGTTTAAATTAGTAGATAATTTAAGGACCAGAAATATCCCCGAAGAAATTTTAAAATTTTATCAAAATATAAAGCTGAGGTTTGAAGCGGGAGAAAGTTTTGAAACTTTGGAGAAAGAAAAATTAAAGTATACCTTATATGGTGTTCCTCATGTATATGCATTTGGGGGATTACATGGTGCCATTCCTAATTTTTACTATGAAGGGCCTATACTATCTGTTGATGTAGGAAGCTATTATCCTTCCATGATGATCAATTTTGATTTTATTAGTCGAGGAAGTGAGCATCCGGATTATTATAAAAATTTATACAAAACAAGAATGAAATATAAAAAAGAAAAAAATCCAAAGCAGGGAATTTATAAAATTTTATTAAATGCTACGTTTGGAGCTATGAAATTTAAAAGTAGTCATTTATATGATCCGGTTCAAAATAATAATATTTGTATCAATGGTCAGTTAATTTTAACCGATTTATTGACCTGTTTACAGCCTTATTCCAAAATAATTCAAAGTAACACAGATGGAATCTTAATTGCATATCAAGAGAAAGATTTACCACAAATTCTTAATATTTGTAAAGAATGGGAAAGAAATTATGGATTAAATTTAGATTATGAATATGCTAGTAAAATTGCTCAAAGAGATGTAAATAATTATTGTATTCTCTTAAATATGAGCAATTCAGACGCAACTTCAGAATATAAAATAAAGGGAAAAGGGCAATTTGCAAATGGAAATGGAGGAAATTTCGAAAAAAATAACCTTACAATCATAGATATGGCCCTAACGGCATATTATATGGAGGATGTTACTCCTGGAAAATTTGTGATGGATTTAATTCGAAAAAATAATATTATGCCTTTTCAACAAGTCGCAAAAATGGGAGGAACTTTTGATAAAATGATTCATGAATATCAGGGTGTTCCATACGAAGTTCAAAAAGTAAATCGTATTTTTGCAACATGGAAAAAAGACTATGGTTCTATTCATAAAGTAAAAATAGAGAATGAGATAGAAAGATTCCATAAAATAGCAAACTCAAGTGACAGAGTTTATATTCATAATGATTCTATAGAGACTTTAGATAAATCTATTTTAGATTTACCATATTATGTTAAATTGATTGAAAAAAATATCTTTACTAAAAAGAAGGTGACACCATGGGAATTATTCCAAGAAAAATAAAATATATAGAACTATCTCCCGGAACAAGCATTCCTAAAACTTCTTTGGATGAATTTTTGTTGGATATTTCTCATGTAAAAGATGCTGCTATCTTATTAGATAAAGATGTCATTGTAGTTGATTTTGACCATGTAGGAAGTACTTGGAAGTACCTTATGGATAAATATACTACCCGAGTTATAAAAACGACGAGAGGGGCTCATATGTACTTTAAAATGCCATCTACTATGAAAACCTTAAAAAATCATATAAAATGTATGACTTATTGTGGATTACAAGTAGATTATAAAACTGGGTTTGGTAATAAAAAAGCCATGGCGAAGGTAAAAGTAGATGGAAAAATGAGAGAAGTTTTGAAAGATGTTGCTATGGAAGATCTTCAAGAACTCCCGCTATGGTTATATCCTTTACCCCATGTGAAGGATAATTTATATGCCTTAGATGATGGAGATGGTAGAAATGACAGTATTTTTAAACATGTATTACAATTAAGAAATAAAAAAGTAAAAACAGAAGAAATTTTAGGAATTGCTGAATTTATCAATGAAACTGTTTTTAAAACACCTCTAGAGCGAACTGAATTTATCAATGTATTAAAATCTGCATTAGAATATAATTCAAAAGAAAAACCGGACATGAACTTTTGGACGGAAGATAAAAATGGAAATATGAAATTAGATATTTTTAAATTGTCAGATTTTGTATGTAAAGATTTAGATGTTCGAATTTATAATGGAATTTTTTATTATCTTAATGAAGAACGATTTATAGCAAATATTCAGCAAGGATTATTACGAACAATACAGGATAAATATCAAATGCAACTCAAAAAAAGTCAAGATATGGAAGTATTACATCAACTATCAAAAATGGCCAAGCTCGAAAATGAAGACTCCTATCCTATTGCGTTCCGAAATGGTTTTTTACTGGATGGCGCTGAAATTTTGAGAATGGATACTATTTTTACTCCATTTCAATTAGATGTAGATTATGATCCGGATGCTATCTGTGAAGATGTGGATAGTTATATCAGGTGGTTTTGCAATAATAGAGAGGATCTTATCTTATTATTTGGAGAAATTCTTGGACATATTCTAATGACTTCTGGTTTTCCTCATCATGTGTTTTTCTTTATGGCCAATAGTGGGAGCAATGGAAAAAGTACAACATTAAATATGATCAATAATTTTGTTGGAAATTTACACAGTTCTATTTCTTTAGATGAATTTGAAAGACCTGAAAATTTATTTCAAATCAATGGAAAATTAGTCAATTGCGGAGATGATATTGATGCTTCCTTGATTGAAAAATCAAGGACATTTAAAACATTAGCCGCTGGGAATGAAATCATGGCTAAGGCTTTGTATGAGAATCCGGTTAGAATGAAATCGGTTGCTACTTTAATATTCAGTTGCAATGAAATGCCGAACTTTAAAGATAAGTCGGGAGGAATCGCTAGAAGAGTTGTTTGTTTTCCATGTGATGCAAAAGTCAAAGAAATTGATATGAAAATTGATGAAAAATTAAGCACAGACCAAGCGAAATCAAGACTCTTAAATATAGCCTTAAATGGAATGAGAAGAATTATTAAAAACTCAGGAAAGTTAACTCAATCAAAGACAGTCCAAGATTTAACACAAAGGTATTTAATTGATACAGATAGTGTTAGTCTATTTTTAGAAGAGTATTTAGAAATATATGAAGAACATATCTTAATGGGAATGGATTATAAAAAATTTTATTTGAATTATACAAATTTTTGTTATGTAGACGGACTACATCCTATTAGTAAAAAAAAGTTAACAACTAGACTAAATAGTTTAGGATTTGAAACTTATAAATCAAATTCTAAAATAAAAATTAGAAAAAAAGGGATGGTTTGGTGAAAAACAGGGATTCATTTTCTGAAAAAGGGGTTCATTTTTCGGAAAAGGGCATGATTGAGGGATGGTTTGAAAAACACTTTTTTTAATAATATCAATAGAAAAATGAAAAAAAGGGATATATTATCTTCTTTTTTTATAAAAAAAATATAAATATAATAATATATATATAAATAAAAAAAAAGAAAGTTAGAAAAAAATTTACCCCTCATATCCCTTTTCTCGAAAAATAGATATGTTTAGAAAAAAATAGAGCACTTTTTTTGCACTCAATCCATCCCTCATGTTAAAAAAGCATTGAAAATAAAGGATAAAAAAATCACTATACCCATATAGGGTATATGTAGTTTGTTGTAAAAATCAAAGGAGATTATATGTGGAAATGCAAAGAATGCGGAGGAGAAATAGTAGCACTATATTCAGTCCAAAAAAGAATAAATAGCAAAAAGGAAATAATTAGGCACAGACTATCAGACGTTTTTATTCAGCAACTCGAATGTATAGAATGTTACTGTCATGTAGATAATTTTAATCAGATAGAAAGAATAGCTGAATGGATAGAGGAGGAAAATAGAAATGAAAATGGTTGAGGAAATCAAAGAAAAAATAAAAGAGCTGGAAAAAGAATTGGATAGAGGAGAAAGAAGAGGAGGAAGAAAATGAATAAATTAGAAAAGATAAACGAACTCGCAGAAAAAATTAAATATTACACATATGGAATTTCTGACGTTCGTAAAAACATTGATATAGATTTAGAGCATTTTGAGGAGGATAAAGAGGAATTATTTATAAGACTTGAAATAGATAGAAATTCTATAAGGTTTGAAATAGATAAGGATGGAGAAGTTTACATAGAAACTTCTTTAAATAACTTTAAAATCCTAAGTGACGTTACATTTTGGGAAACAATGTATATCGTAAGCAATCACCAAGAAATAACGGGAAAAAATTGATGTAAAAAATAGAAGTCAATCGTGAAAAAAATTTTCCGATTAGAAAAAGGAGATGTTGAGAATGAAAAATGAAAGAATGGTGCGAGGTGGGAAGAATAGATGAGAACATTTGAAGAAATAAAGACGGAACTAGAGAAATGGAAAAAGGAAAAGATTGAGTTAGAAAATGAAATTGATAGGGCAAGTCCAACTGCTTTTGACTATTTGAATGATTTAGATAAAGAGCTTTATAAAACTCATTGTATGATTGATTTATTAGAGTGGGTGTTAGTAGAAGAGGAAGATAGATTAAAAATAATCTGGGATAGACAAAAGAAGTTCGATGATATCGTTTTGAAAAAACGAGGAAAAACAAAATTAGAAGTTGCAAATGAAATCAAAGTAGCTTTAATCACAGAAATAGGAGAGTTGTATAATGAAAATCCAACTTTTAAATTTTGGAAAGAACAAAAAAAATATAGAAATAACAGATAAAACAAAAGAAGAATTTGCGGATTGTTTGCATTTTTTAATCAGTTTAGGACAAGACATTTTTAAAGATGAGCAAGAAATGTTCGAGTGGTACTGCAAGAAGAATGATAAAAATCTTTTGAGACAAAAAACCGGATACTAAGGAGGACTGGATGACAGAGAAAGAGATGCAGAAATTAGCAGGAATTGTATTGAATCAATTAGAGCAGAAGGAAAAAAGAGAGATGATGTCTGCACAAACAATTTTTAGAAAAACAGAATTGTTGTTGAAGAAATATAAAAGTTTCAAGAAAAGAATCGGGGTATTGAATCAACAACTAGAAAATGTACAGTTGAGAAAATGTGTTACATTTGGTGAGATTAGAGTTGAAAATAAAGAATATCTCTCTGAATATGAGAAAATCGAAAATAAAAAAATTGAGATTAAAAAATCAATCGGCATGTACGAAGCTGTTATAAGTTTAATAGAGCAAGGATTAGAAAGCATAAAAGACGATAAATATTACTCAATAATTGAAATGAGATATTTAGACAGAGTGAAAATAGAAGAGATTGCAGAAAAAATAGGAGTAGATGAATCTACAGTAAAAAGAAATAAAAATAGACTTATTGATGAAATTTCTTTGGTTATTTTCGAAACAGAAATACTAAAAGACATTTTTAAAAATTTTTTATGATTTGCACCTTTTTTGCCCTTTTAATGAACTTTTATATGTGTTATAATGCTATCGTGGAAGAAGCAGGGAGAAAACCTTGCTTCTTTTTTTCATAATAGATTCCTCCTTTGAATCTGGAATTTGGGTTTACCGATTTTCCCAACTACGAAAAAATCGGTTTTTTCTCTCCCCCCAGAGAAACGAGTTAGTCTTCTCGAGAAAAAGTCTTTGTTTATTTTATAGCTTATTTGGTGTATAATTAAGTCAATATAATTTTTTCTTTAGGGGAGTGATTAAGTTATGGCTAAAACGAAAGAACAAACTATCTATTTTTATAGATTACTAATTAAAGATAACGATTCTAAAATTTCTTTAAAATATGTTTTGGAAAAATATATTGAAAGTAATACTTCCAAAATAGTCAATGTAAAAAAGAATGAAAAAGAAATTTGGCTTGATGATAGATGCGAAATAAATCAAGACTTATTATACATAAGATACGAGGTTTCTAATTTTGGGATTAGAGAAAACATAAAAGACAGAGTATCAAAACTTCGCATAGGATATTTGCAAGAAAATCAATATCTTGAAAAATTTCAATGTGTGGTTTTAAAAAAAGTTGATGATAATAGTTATGATGTGGCCTTTCAGAGTGTTCAATACGGAATTAAATTTGATAAATTTTTCTCGTATATAAAAAGTTTCTTTGAACAAGTTAAAGAAGAAAATTCTTCTATTTTAAAAGATAAAGAATTAGTTTTTTTAACTTTTTACCAAGTTAATTTTTTAGATAGATTAAAAGAGATTAAAAATTTCAAAAAGATGACAATTGATGGAAAAGTGACTAACTCTCCAGAATTCACATATGCCGGAATAAATATTGGTGGAAATGAGTTAGAATTAAAGACACATCATATAGATATAGTTAAAACAAAATTTAATCAACCATATGTTATACCGGTGAGAGAGATGAAAAAACTTTTAGAGGATCAGTTAAATAAATATGATAATGTGAAAATAATATTGGAAGGTGAGGGAGAAGAGAATCAAAGTTTAAAATTACTTTCTGATGAAATTCAGATAAGTATGAAAATTAAGGTTGAAAAATTAGAAGGAAATCAAATTAACTATTCAGATTTAAAAAATAAAATGATAGGATCATTTTCTAATTTGGAAAATATGAAAGCAATAGCTTTAGTCACTAAAGAAAAGTAGTAAAAATTATTATGCGAGAAAAGGAGGGAATAGAATGACAAAAGTAGGATTTATTTTATGTAAAGTACAAGAAGTATATAGTAAATCATTTTTTATCCTTTCTTTTTTTATAAGTTTATTGGTTGCATATTTTTTTTCACATGAAATTGTAAAAGAAACATTTTCATTATTTTCGTCATTGATAGTTATTGAAATTGCCTATATCGCGATATTTTATTCTGGAGGTTCAGGTACTAAAAAAGCAAGAAATCAAAAATGGAAAACAAAAAATGGAGAAATGAATTTTTATCATTATTTACTTATAAAAAACTATTTTAGTTTATTATTAAGATTTTTCTTGTTAGCTTCATTATTTGTAGCGAAAAATATGATTCCTGAAGAACCGGATATTTTGATTCCAAAATTAAAAAATTATTCTATTATGTTTGCAGCATTTCTAGCGATTTTTTCAATCATAGTAACTTTTGACTTAATGATTTCTATGTTTTATTTTTTATGGGGAAGTATTGAAAAGAGAGATGAAAGCTAAACTACCGCCAACACGGCTTACAGGTTCGAGTCCCATACTCTCCGCCAAAAAGCAATGTAAAAAGGTTGCGAAGTGGAAAAGCAACCAAAATATATTTAAGAAAGTGAGGTGAAACAGATTGAACAAACAGGATTTATTCGTAAAAGAGTATTTGAAAGATTTGAATGCGACACAAGCATATATTAGAGCAGGATATAAATTTAAGAGTGAGAATGTTGCTGCTGCAAGTGCTGCTAAAATCCTAAGAAATCCTAAGATACAAGAAAAAATACAAAAGGCAATGGCTGAAAGAGAGAAAAGAACGGAAATTACACAAGATAGAGTATTAAGAGAGATTGCAAACTTGGCTTTTACAGATAGAACCGGAATAGTCAATCTGAAAAAGAACCGAGTAATTATACGAGATTTTGAGGAGCTAACCCCGGAACAGCGAGCATGTGTGGCAGGAGTTAAAGAAACGAAATACGGCATTGAAGTATCTTTCTACAACAAGGAAAAAGCTTTAGAAATGTTGGGTAGGCATCTAGGGATGTTTACAGAAAAAGTGGAGGTCAAGGGAGAATTAAAAACAGAGGATCCATTTAAGGGATTAACCACGGAAGAGCTTAAAAAGGTGATATTCAGTGGAGAAAAATAGTGAAGTAATAAGAAGGGCTAAACTAGAACTTGCAAGACGTGAGTTCTTTTTTTATTGCCATTTAAAAGCCCCCGACTTCTACAAATATGAAAGACAGTTTTTAGTGGATTTATGCAACGATTTACAGGATTTTCTTACCAGTGATGATGAGGTACTTATTTTAAATCTACCGCCAAGACATGGAAAATCAAGGACAGTAGGGAATTTAGTGGAGTGGTTATTTGGAAAAGATATAACCGCAAAGATTATGACAGGGTCGTACAATGAAACTTTATCGACTATGTTTTCCAAGAATGTTAGGAACACGATTCAGGAAGTAAAAGCTGATAAAAATAAAATTGTATTTTCCGATATTTTTCCGGGCGTAGCTATAAAACAAGGCGACGGAGCCATGAATCTTTGGAGTTTGGAAGGTGGATATAATAACTACCTTGCGACTTCTCCCGGGGGAACTGCAACAGGGTTTGGTTGTAGTCTTATGATTATAGATGATTTAATTAAAAATAAAGAAGAAGCTTACAAAGCCGATGTTTTAGAAAAACATTGGGAATGGTATACGCAGACGATGTTATCAAGACTTGAAGAAGGTGGAAAAATAATAATTATAATGACCCGTTGGGCTAGTGAAGATTTAGCAGGCAGAGCTGTAGAGCATTATAAGGAAGAAGGCAAAAAAGTCAAACACATTAAGATGAAAGCTGTACAAGAGGATGGATCTATGCTTTGTGAAGAGATATTGAGTTATAAATCGTACAAATCAAAAGCTAGAGCTATGGGAGCTGAAATAGCATCAGCCAATTACCAGCAAGAACCGCTTGATTTAAAAGGAAAGTTATATAGCAATCTTAAAACGTATAAGCAATTACCTACAGATGTAAATAATAAATTATTATTTACAGCATATAAAAATTATACAGATACGGCAGACACAGGAGAGGATTATCTATGTTCTATTTGTTATGGGGTGTATAACAAGGAAGCCTATATTTTAGATGTGTTATATACAAAAGAACCGATGGAAATAACAGAACCGGCAACAGCTAAGATGCTAATAGAAAATAATATAAAAGATGCAGACATAGAAAGTAATAACGGTGGTAGAGGTTTTGCCAGAGCAGTAGAAAGGCATTTATTAGAAAAATATAATAGTAATCGTTGTAAAATTAAATGGTTTCATCAAACACAAAATAAAACTGCTAGAATCTTATCCAATGCCACTTGGGTCATGGAACATGTTTATTTTCCAGTGAATTGGGCGGATAGATGGCCGGAATTTTACAGAGCGATTACGACTTATCAGAAAGAGGGGAAAAATGCTCATGACGACGGACCGGATGTGTTATCCGGAATTGCGGAAAAATGTGGAGCTACATCAGGATTGTCATTTGATTAAGGAGAAAAAAAGATGTGGGAATGGATTAAAAACATATTTAAGAAGAATAAAAAGGTGGAAAATATGGAGATTCGAAAACTAGAATATTTAATCAGTACTTGGTTGACTTCTAAAGTAAGACAAGACCAACTGAATGGGGAACGATACTACAGGGGAAATCAAGATATTTTGCAGAAAAAAAGAAAAGCTATCATGGAGCAAGGGCGATTGGAAGCTGTTGACAATATGGTTAATTCTAAAATCGTAGATAATCAGTATGCGAAAATGGTAGATCAAAAAGTAAATTATTTGTTAGCAAAAAAGCCGACATTTAATTGCGAAAATGAAGATGTGAGAGAGCTATTCGGGGCAAAATTCTTGAGAATGTTAAGAAATTTAGGAGAGGATAGTCTGAACAACGGCATTGGTTGGGTGTATCCTTACTTTAGGAAAAATGGTAAATTGCAATTTAGGAAGTTCGAAGCATCCGAGATTTTACCGATTTGGAAAGATAACAACAAAGAAGAGCTAGAGCTGGCGATTCGACTTTACGAAGTCATGGAGTTTGACGGGGACAGGTTAAAACCGGTGAAAAAAGTAGAAGTTTACTCAGAACATGGGGTAAACTTTTTTATTTGGGATTATAACAGATTGAAAGAAACCGGACATTCCGACTACATCTCAATAGGAGAGACCGGATATAACTGGGGGAAAGTTCCGTTAGTTCCTTTCCGCAGCAACAATTTAGAGCAGCCTTTAATCTGTAGAGTAAAGTGCTTGCAAGACGGACTGAATGAAATTTTATCTAAGTTTCAAGATAATATGTTAGAAGATGCCGGAACAACGATCCTGATTCTAACGAACTATGACGGCGAAAATCTAGGAGAGTTTCGTAGAAATCTAGCAACTTACAGAGCCGTTAAGGTAAATAACATGGATGGTGGAAAAGGTGGATTGGATAAATTAACAATTGAAGTTAATGCGGAAAATTATCAACTAATCATAAAGCTTCTGAAAAAGGCAATCATCGAGAATGCAAGAGGGTTTGATGCCAAGGATGAGCGATTGGGAGGAAATCCTAACGAGATGAATATCCAGTCTATGTATTCTGATATTGATTTGGATGCCAATCAAATGGAAACAGAGTTTCAAGCATCGTTTGAAGAGTTAATGTGGTTTGTGAATAAGGCTTTGAATGTCAATGACACGCTGGAAGTTGTGTTTAACCGAGATGTTTTAGTGAATGAAACAGAATCAATCACAAACTGTATCCAAAGTTCCACCTTGTTATCTTTAGAAACTGTGTTAGCACAGCATCCGTGGGTCACAAACGTGGAAGAAGAATTGCGACGGCTGAAAAAACAAAAAGAAGAAAGTATTGAAGGAGAATATGCCGGAGTCATAAACGCTCCTGATGACGATGAGTAAGAAATATTGGGTGGAAAGATTTGAGCAAGAGGAAGAAAGAAATGCGAAAGTGAGTTTGCGGCATATGCAGGTTGCAAAAAAGCAATACCAAAATACAATGCGTAAAATCGATTCAGAGATCCGTTCTTGGTATTCTAAGTATGCTAGTGACAATGAGATGAGCTATGAAGAAGCTCAGAAAACCTTATCCGGAAAAGACCGAAAAAATTTAAAGCTGACACTAGAAGAATATATCAGATTGGGAGAACAGCAAAATGTAAGTTTTGATACCGAAGTAGAAAAAACGTTAAAAAGAGTCAGTGCCGGAGTTCATGTGAATCGTTTAGAATCGATTAAGAGCTCGATACAGGCAGAACTTGACATTCTATACACAAATGTAGAGCGAGGGCTTGGAGAGCACTTCTGTGAGGTCGTGGGAGCGGGATACGCTAGGACAAGTTATTTAGTACAATCCATGACCGGAAATTATGAGACTATATTCGGATTGAATAAGGACTTATTGAATCAAGTGGTTTATAAGCCGTGGACAAGTGATGGAAAGAATTGGTCAAACCGGGTTTGGAAACAAAAAGATAAGCTGATAGACGAACTTCACACTTCTTTGGTTCAATCGTTAGCACTTGGAGATAATGTCAATCTATTAGCAGATAAAATGTCAAAGAGGTTGGATGTCGGGTTCAGCAGAGCTGCTAACTTGCTTATGACGGAATCGGCGGCATATCATTCTAAAGCTGCAGAGTTATGCTACAAAGATTTAGGAGTGGAAAAATATGAGATATTGGCGACTTTGGACAATCGAACCTCTACTGTGTGTCAGGGGATGGACGGAAAAGTATTTGAGAGAAAGCAGTATCAAGTAGGAGTCACAGCGCCTCCTTTTCACTGCCGATGTCGCACGACCACAATTCCTTATTTCGAAGACTTAACAGAAGATGAGACTAGAGCTGCAAGAGATGAGGAAGGAAACTATGTGGAAGAAAAAGCAAGTATGAAATATCCGGAGTGGGAAGAAAAATACTTGAAAGAGAGTACAAAAGATAGTATAATAAATATAGAGGTAGATGAGATGACTCCGTGTTTAAGAAGATTAAAGGATAACACTATTGTAAAGACAGAAGTAAAAGAAATAAAGTATAAAAAAGCATATTTTAAAGATTGGTTATTTGATTGGTCAAAAACAGAGAAAAAAGGCTATCAAATCTTGGCTTTATATGCGGAGGATGATAGTAGAATTCAAGGAGCTATATCGATCAAACCTCGAAAAGACAATTTAACTGTAGAAATAGACATTGCAGAGTCTGCTCCTTTCAATAGGTTATATAAGAATAAAGCAAAAGAAAAAGAGTATAGTGGTGTCGGAGCACATTTGTTTGCTGAGGTTTGTAAGAGAAGTTTTGAGTTAGGATATGATGGATATGTAGAGTTTAAAGCCAAAACAAATCTTGTAGATTACTATAAAGAAAAGTTAGGGGCTATTGCTATTGATACTCAAAGAATGTATATTGATACAGATGGAGCAAAGAAATTGATTGAGAAATACTATGGAGGTGGAGAAATATGAAGTTAGAAGATTTCGGAATGATGACAGAACCAATGCCTGAAAACAAAGTGGAGTATGATTTAAGAGCTTTAAATGCTCACTGTAAAGAAAATGGTATTCTTCCAACCGATTTATCTACCAAAGAATTAGAAAGATTTGAGAAGCATAAGGAAAAGAAAGTCATAAATTTTTAAATAAAAGCACTTAGAGAAATCTAGGTGCTTTTTATATTGCAAGGAGGGAGATCATGTTAGAAATAGTTAAAAAAAAGCAAGCTGAGATTGATAATTTTGTGGATAAAATTATGGAAGACTTAGAGAATAAGAAAATTGACCTAGCACACTATGAATATTTACTAGGTCAATTGAAAAATAAGATTGAGTTTTATCTTAGATTCCAGCGATAGGTGCTATTGCACAAAACCAATCTCGAATTTCAGTTATGGTTTTGTAGAAATTTTTCATTTCTGAATTTTCTTCTAAAAATATCATTCCAGGAAGAGTGATATAAGCATATTCATGAGCCCGGTATTTTTCAAAATGAGTTTGTCCCAAGGCTTGAGATATGATGATTCCACCAATATATCCTGCCTCTACAAGATTATGAAGATATAATCCTAATTCATGTTGAGAGAGACCTAGTTTTTCTAAATCAAATTCAATCATAATTTTCTGGCTGTAACAATAGTCAATGGTTCTCAAAATTTTATAAATCGTTTTGGAATATTTATTCATAGGTTATCACCTCCTTTCCAAAACAATTATATCATTTGCACTTAAATTTGACAAATAAGCAAAATTATAGTACAAATAGAATGTAATCAAAATTATTAAGGAGGAGTGAAGAACAGTGATTAGAAAATTATTAACAATTGCTGTAACCATTTTTATTTTTATCGGGTGTGAGAGCAAAGAAGAGAGAGAAATACAAAAATTTCTTTCTAATATTGTAAACACCTATAATGAAAAAGATTATAAAGAAACTTTTGCCATGATAGAAGATTTCGAATCGAAATATCCAGATTCAAAAAGAATAGAAGAACTGAAGCCCATAAAAGAAGCTGTAAGTGCCGAATTAGAAAATTTAAAATATGAAGAAATAGTCGATTTATTCAATCGAGGGGCGTTACAGCAAGCGGAGTACGATGCCGGTATTTTTTTTAAAGAATACCCTAATTCTGATAAAAAGCAAAAACTATTAGAGATGAAGGAAATTTCTAAACAAAAGAAAGAAGAATTAAAAAAAGCACAAGAAGAACAAGAAAAACAGATGGTTTCTTTAAAACAAAAAATATACACTGATTATGATGAATTTGATAGGATAAAATGGTTTTATGCAAAGGACGATAAAGGGAATAGAACATCGCATTTGGAAAGAATTGGAATTTATGGAGCGGCTTTGGATAAAGAGGGGAAAAAACCTGAATGGCTGAGATTGAGATTTTTTTACACTGGAGATGATTGGATTTTCTTTGAAAATGTTATTGTTTTGGTTGATGATGTGAAATATGAATTTAAATTAAAAAGATACAATGCAAAAACAGATGTTGAGTCCGGAGATGTCTATGAACGATATGACATTTTGGTTGAATCGGCAGAGATGGCGATGCTTCAAGCAATAGCTAAAGGAAGAGGAGTTAAAGTAAGATTTGTCGGAAAGTATGTATATGACTTTAATTTAAAAGAAAGTGAAAAACAAAAAATCAAAAATATGATTGAATTCTACAATATGCAAATTTAGGTTCTTTGTCAAATGGTGTTAATGAGAGTGGAAAATTCCGCTCTTTTCTTTTTATAAAAAAATTTCTTGACTTTTCATTTTGTATAAAGGTATAGTTTTAGTAAAGTCAAAGGAGGAAAGGGGTTAAAAATGTTGAAAATTTGTGATGAAAATAAGGAAAGTATAAAATTTAGATTTTTAGGAAGCAATGAAATTGGAGCTAGAGAATTATCAAAGTTTTTAGAAGCCACTGTTTCAACATTTGAAAAGATTGTTTCCAATTCAGAAGAAGAAACATATATTAAACTTAATATTTCTTCAGTGGAAAAAGGAAGCTTTTTAATTGTATTAACTTCTATAGTAACTAAAATTCCAAAGTTTTTTGAAACTGTTAAGAATTCTAAAGAAGTAATTGCTACTTTTAAAGAATGTTTAGAAATAAAAGAAAAATTAAAAGATAAAAAGGTACAAGTTAAGGGTGACGGTTTGTATAAAGATGGTGTAAAAATTCAAAATTATTACTATAAACCGACAATATATATTATGCAAGATCCTGAAAGAAGAAAAGAAGTAGACAAAGCTATTTGTAATTTTGGAGAAAATTTGCCAAGTAGTCGAGAACTTAACATAGAAACAGAGATGGGAAACCTAGAAATAAATACAGAAATCAAAGACTTGATAAAAACTCCTTTAGTAATAGAAGAAGAGAAAGAAGTTATTGAAAAGGACATTTACATTAGAACGGTTACTATCAAGATTCCAAACTTAGAAATGAGTGGACAATGGACTGTTAAAACAGACCATGACATTAAAGTGAATATATTAGATGAAAATTTTAAGAAGAAAGTTCTACAAAGAAAATTTGCTTTTTCTTCGGGGCAAAAAATTAAAGTAAAAATAGAAGAAATTAGAATTACAAATGGAAGTAAAGAAACAATTCATTACAATATAATGGAGGTTCTAGAACTGGAAGAAAATACACAATCCGCTTTATTTTAAAAAACAGATTTTTTTCTGTTTTTTTTTATTTTTTACTTGACTTTAAACGTACGTTGTGATATTATAAGAATATAACGTACGTAAGGGGTGAAAGGGATGAAAGAAAAAGTCATAAAAAAAGTAAACTTCAATAAAGGGGGTGCTGGTAATTATGTTCCTAGAATAGTATTAAATACGGAATGGGTATCCGATATGGGTATAACGAAAGATAATAATGAAATTGAAATGAGTTATAATAAAGAAAAAAAAGAAATCTCTATAAAAAAGAAATAAAAAGTCCCCACTCTTATCGTATAGACAAAATGTGGGGACAAGTAGTACAAGACTACCGTTGCAAGTATATTGTACTATATTTTCCCCTTAAAAACAAGGAGGAAAAAAATGAACAATTTAGTAAAAGTAGAAAGAAATCAAAAGTATGGGTTTGTAGTATCGAGTAGAAATGTGTCAGTTGTAGTTAAAAGAAGACATGATACTGTTCTAAGAGATATAGAGAAAATCCTAACAAAGAGTACACCACAAATCTGTGGGCTATTCATAAAGTCTGAATATATCGCAAGTAACGGGAAAAAGAATAAGGAATATTTATTACTTAAAGACGGTGTTATATTATATTTGTTCAATGTTCAAGGTTTGTATGAGGAAAAGATGGCATACATCAATGAGTTCAATCGAATGGAACAAGCCCTAAGAAAGCCAAAGCAAACGAAACTGGATTTTCAAGAAAAAGATGTTATCCGAACCACTTGGAAAGGAGAACCGGTGATTGAGCTTGTGCAACTAGCTAGATATATCAACATGACTTCTGACAATTTACATTTTTTAACAAAACATGATAAAGTTACATTACGATATGGGAAGCTAATGGAATTTCGAAAAGAAAATCCGAGAAGATATAATCAAAGTGTAAATGCGATTAGTATTCTTTTCAAAGAAACAGTCATTACAATTTGTAAGAAATATGGTATCTACGAAAAGTACAAAGATTTCATTGAAAACTATTTCCGGGTAGATAACAGAATAGAGGATAAAACACCTAAGGTTCCTGTGGTGCGAGAGAATAAAGAACCATTCGAGGATAACTATTACAATCGAATGTTTGAATGTATGAAAAAGGCTTATATTATTGAGTCTAGAATTGAAAAAATCTATGAAGAAGAATTATTACCTTTGTACAACAAAATTGAGGAATTAAATAGAGCGAAAAAGAATTGTCTAATTTCTCCCTTTAATGCCATGAAATATGGAAGTGTTTTAGGGAAAGCAAAAATAAATAAATAGTTTAACACGAAGAGAGGTATCACAGCCTCTCTTTTTTAATACTTAAAAATCGGAAAGCGAAGTGAAAGATATGACGGTAGCAGGATATTGCTTCTTAGGTGTCGTTGTGATTGTATTATGTGTTTATGTGTACGGTCGTGTAAAGTATAGACTTACGAAACCAAAAGACATTGTGAAAGAAGCGAGAAAAGGATTTAAAAAGTAGGGAGAGGACTGGAAACAGTCCTTTTATTTCGCCTTTTTCGTATTGTAGGCGAAAAAGAACAAGATCTCAAATCGATGACATACATCGTAAAAAATGAAAGGAGAAAACATGAAAAAAGAAGATTTAATAGCATTAGGATTATCGGAAGAGTTAGCTAACAAAGTGGTAGACAAGTATGGACATTTAATCACAAAAACGAGATTAGATGAGGTGATTGCAGAGAGAGATACATTAAAAACGCAGGTCTCAGAAAGAGATAAGCAGTTGAAGGAATTGGAAAAAGCAGCCGGGGATAATAAAGAGTTAAAAGACCAAATCGAAAAATTGCAAAAAGACAACAAAGATGCTGCGGATAAATATGCAAAAGATTTACACGATTTACAGGTCAATAATGCTGTTGATTTAGCAATTTCTGGGGCGAAAGGGAAAAACGGAAAGGCAATCAAGGCTTTATTGGATTTAGAAAAGGCAGAAATCAAAGATGGAAAAATCATAGGACTGGAAGAACAGTTAGCAAAGTTAAAAGAATCTGACGGATATTTGTTTGAGGAAGTACAACAACCTCAAAACACGAATCCCGCAGGATTTACACCGGGAGCAGGAAGTTCAAAAAATCCGGGAGGAGATGGACCTAAAACCTACTCTCAAATCATGCAAATGCTAGCGGAAAATCCGGGATTGGATATTTCAAAAATTTAAAAAGGAGATGATATTACATGAAATATTTTGATGCAAAAAATTTTAACGGAGAGGCATTCGGGAAGTATGTATCCATTATCCCAAATACCAAGAAAAATGAATTATTAAAGTCAGGAGCTATTCAAGGCAATCAAGAAATTAAGGACGCCTTTGCGAATCAAACAGGAACACATTATGCAACATTACCAATGCACGGAAGAATTGGCGGAAAAACATTGAACTACAACGGATCCACAAATGTCACTGCAACGTCTACAAAGACTTACTCCAGAGGAGTCATTTCTATCGGAAGAATGGCAGCTTGGACAGAAAAAGACTTCTCTTACGACATCACAGGCGGAGTAGATTTTATGGATAACGTCGCAAAGCAAGTAGTAGACTTCTGGGCGGATGCATATCAAGGAATTTTACTTTCCATTTTGAAAGGTATTTTTGCTATGAATTCAGGGAAAGACAAAGAGTTTGCAGAAGGACATACGTATAACATTACTGAGTTAGCGGGGAAAGATGGAAAAGTAGGACCAACGACTTTGAATTCCGCTTCTCAAAAAGCGTGTGGAGATAATAAAAATATATTTAAAGTGGCGATTATGCATTCTACTGTTGCAACAAACTTAGAGAATTTACAAATCTTAAAATACTTTACCCAAACGGATGCGAACGGAATGCAAAGAGAAGTAGGAATGGCGACATGGAATGGTAGAGTTGTATTTATTGATGACTCTATGCCAACTGCAAAATTTGCTGGGGGGAAATATGTAAAAGTGGAAGCCTCTCATCCGGATGCTTTGAAGATTGCAACTCCTGGAACAGGGGTAAAGGAAGTTCCTCAAGCTACCGTTGCAGGAGCTAAATTTGATTCTAAATGGACTCCAAAAGATGGAGATTATGCAGCATTAGTTGAAACCGGAACAGAATACACTACTTATTTATTAGGAGCAGGGGCATTTGACTACGAAGATTTAGGAGTAAAACACGCTCATGAAATGGTTAGAGATGCGAAGACGAATGGTGGAGAGGATATGCTAATCACAAGAAGAAGATTGGTGTATGCCCCATACGGAATATCTTACAAAACAGATTCAACCATTTCTCCGGAAGATACTGAATTGGAAAAAGGAACTAACTGGGAATTGGTAAAATCTCAAGATGGAGATGTGATTGATCATAAAGCGATCCCAATTGCTAGAATCATTTCGCGAGGGTAGTGAGGCGTATGGATGCGATTGAGAAATTATTACAATCTTTTGGATACGCAGTAGGAGAGGCAGACAGACCTCTCCTTTCTTTTATTCGAAACACGGTTGAAAACTCCATCAAGATAAGAGCAAATGTCCGGGAGATTCCAGAAGAATTAGTTCCGGTAGTCGAGAAAAGAACTGTGGGAGAATTCTTAGCTACTAAGTTAAGTATTGGGGAATTTAAGAGCGATAGCATCAATTTAGAGCCTTTGGTAAAGACAATCCAAGAGGGAAAAGTATCTATCACATATGACACTTCTGGACAGACTAGAGAAATGATGTTGAAGACCTACTGTGGAATGTTGATAGCTTATGGTGAGTTAGAGATTGTGGCATACCGGAAGTTGAGGTGGTAGCATGAATCATAAAGCAGTATTGGAGAGAACATATATCGCGACCGCGAAGGTATACGGATACGAAAAAGTAAAGGAAAAAGGAATCACAAAGAATAAAGAGATTGTCTTAATAGAGAGTTTAAAATGTAGAGTTGACTACGAGACAATCACCGGAACGGAGCAGGGGAATCTTGGGAAAGTGTATCAACAAGTTATCTTATTCTGCAATCCGGATATTCGCATTCCCCCAAACTCAAAAATCGAAGTGACTCAACTGGGGAGAGCGGAAATCTACTTAAGTTCCGGAAAACCCGCGGTATATTCTTCCCATCAAGAAATTATCTTGCAAGTTAAAGAGGTGGCGTGATGAAGATACAAATCGATGAAAAAGCTTTTACACAATTTCTGAAAGAATGTAAGAAAAATTCCGTAGATGCCAGACCGATTTTGGAAAAAGGATTAAATGAAATCGGCGCAAGGCTGCTACGAAGAACAAAGCAAAAAACACCGGTAGGAGTAAGTCAGGAAGGAAAAATTGCAAGAAGAGATAAAAACGGAAAGCTTATGACGTATTCAAAAGGGATAAATAAAGGGAAGATTAAGACAAGAATAGGCATTATTCACCAAGGTGGGAATCTGAGGAGAAGTTGGTATGCCACGAATACAATCCGTAAAAATGGTGCCAGCAGGGTCATTGTCTATAATTCTTCCCGGTACGGAATGTATGTAGAGTACGGACATAGACAAACACCGGGGAGATTTGTACCTGTACTAGGAAAAAGGTTGAAAGCGAGATGGGTAAAAGGTCGATTTATGCTTACCAAAAGTATTCAAGAGGTGGATGCTTTAGCTCTTAGTATTATGAAAAGACATATAAAAAAGGCGGTGAGTGCGTGGAAGTAATAGGAAGAATCGGGGAAGCCCTGAATACACTATACCCGGAGATAGAAGTGTACGTGGATGATATTCGGCAAGGTGCTACAGAGCCCTATTTCATACTGCAGTTTGTATCGAAGAGGGATATCAAGATAGCAGGAATCAAGTGCAATAAAGCGTATACGATAGACATTGCATACGTATCCAAAGAGGAATCGGACTTGTACAAGGTTATAGATTCTCTTGAGAAAAAACTGTATTCTTTAGTACCATACCTTTCCTATGACATGGAAGTTATCGAAAAGGAAGGACATTTTGTGATTGAGGTTATCGCGGAAAATCCTGCAACAAAGGAAGAATACTCCGGGGATGGTTTTTATCAAAAATTGGTGGAAAAAGTAAAAGAATTATCTCGTAAACCTTGCTATTTTTTAACAGTAGACTTGCAAAAAGTGGATTTTGAAAAAGGTTTTTTCATCTTAAAGCCTTTATCTTTAGCGACTTCTACGATTAGTTTGAATCATAGAAAAGAATATGAGCAGGAAATAGAGCTAGTATATTTAGAGAATTCAGAAAGACATCCTATGAAGATATTGGAAGAGCACGAACAACTTATACAAGCCTTATCGGATGACACAGTATTGAGGAAAGAATATATAAATTTAGATTATGAAATTGAGGTGGAAGATGAGGAAGAAGAGAAAGAAGTATTAGATTTTTCCCATTTTACCACAACTCTAACGATAAAAAGGAGAGGATAACATGGATGTTAGATTTTTAGTAGGAAAACAAAGCGGAGATGGAACTGCACAAGTAGCTGATATGACAGTGTTAGATGCTACTTCTTATTCCGTGATGCCAAAAACAAATAAAGTAAGCTCACAGGCAATCGGATCCGGGAGATGGGAACGAGACGGATTTATCTCAAAGATGGACGTCAGTGGAGATGTGACGATAGAAGCCAATACCGGGCAATTAGAAATTTTGTTGGAAGGAGCAGGATTTAAAGGAACTAAGAAAACAAAAAATCTGGAATTCTTACCGGATAAATTTGCAACGTTCTTGACCTTAGCGATGGATAATATCGAAGATGATATTTCAGAATATGCTCAAGATTGTTTGGTTTCCAGTCTGAAACTATCGGCTCAAATGGAATCTTTTGTGACAGCAACTGCTTCTATCATCGGAAAAAAACATACAGTAAACAGTAATAAGTTGAGTATCCAACCGAAAACGGCAAAAGGGGAAAGCTTGATTTGCTTGGGTGCTGTACTGAAAGAAAAAGATTCCGATGTGACTGCGAAGATTGAGTCTATTGACTTGACAATTGATAATAAGTTAGAGGGGAAAGCTTCTTTAAACTCTATTTACAACAAGGTAATTCGTCAGGCAGATAGAGGATCTGTGACTTTGGATATTTCATTTAACAGCTTCGATAAAGAAAGCTATAAAAGTGGGCATGATCTATTGCAAAAGAACGGATCCTATAAAGTGGAATTGACATTCGCAGAGTCTACCGCACCAACAAAATTGGTGAAGATAGAATTACCTAAGGTAAAACTATCACAAGCGCCGGAAGCAAAAGATTTGGAAAGAGCAGGAGGAATGACAAAACAATTGACGGCATATTATGATGAAGCGACAAAATCCCCAATTAAAATCACATTTGAAAACTATTCGGAAATGTAAGGAGAGAGTAGATGGAAGAGAAAGATAAGAAGATAGAACCGATTACGGAGAGCAAGGTGTCTGATATTCAAGAGTTTGGAAAAGTCGGAAATGTCTTAGTCTTAGAAACGGTAGGAACTTTCCGCAACATGATGAATTTGATTCACAAACCGCGAGAAAAAGAACGATTCATTGAGGAAAAGTATTTGGACGGGAATGGAGAAGAAAAGAAACGAGAAATCCGGGAGAGACAAGCTATCTACTATCCTTTTGAAGAGTCTCCGGAATTTGAGTTTATGTTAGCGCAATCTGTGAAGCTACAACTAGAAGGCAAGGAAGTGGATTTAACGGCAAATAATCTAGTGAAATTCTTTAACCGGGAACCTCAGGAGTATCGAAATGTGCAACGAGCATTGAATAAACACGCAAGTGATATGGGTTTTCTAAGAAAATAGAGCGGGCTTACCATAAAGCCTGTTCTTTTTTTCTCGGAGGACATACTCCGGCCACTGACAAATATGATTTAATATTGCAGGATATTATGCGATACTTTCATTATTTTGACCGGAAGTATATGTCCGGGTTCAGTATTGCATTTCTACCATTGTCAAGAGGATACGACGAACATCCTTACTGGCTTATGAAAAAATTAGAATTTATATTGCGAATGGTCAACAAAGTAGACTCTGAGAGAAGAAAATAGAAAGGAGGAGACATGGCGAAGAAACAATTGCAAACCGTCATCGAAATGCAGGATAAGTTTTCCAAACAATTGGAATTATTCTCCGAAGATTTACACAAAGCTACGGACGAATTAAAGAATTTTGCAAAGGAAAATGAGAAAAGTTCCGGAAGTTCTGACAAATTGACAGACTCTTTATTAAACTTATCCAATGTCGCAAAGACAGCTGGAATTGCCTATCTCGGGAAGAAGATATTTGAGCTGGGGAATTTTGCCGTAGGAGCAGCGTCCAAAATGGATGAGTTAGGGAATGTAACCTCTCAAGTATTTGGAAATTCAAAAAGAGAAATCGAGGATTGGGCAAAAACAATGGATGACAAGATCGGTAGAAGTATTTACCAACTTCAAAATTTTGCATCGATTTATGGATCTATGTTTAAAGGAGCTGGATTTGATACGTCGTATTTCAAGAATATTTCGAAAGATTTAGCCGTTTTTACTGCCGACTTTTCTTCCTTTTTCAACGTGACAGATGACGAAGCATTTACCGCTATCAAAGGGGCTTTGACTGGAGAAACAGAAGCATTGAAGCGATTTGGGATTATCTTAAATGATACTGTTATGGCGGAATATGCGTTGACACAAGGAATCAAAGCAAACTGGGCTGAACTGGATACAGCTCTAAAAATGCAACTTCGATACAACAAATTGATGGAAATCACAGCGCATATTCAAGGCGATGCGGAAAGAACGGTGGACGGATATGCGAACTCCTTGAAAAAAGCGGAAGGATTGATTGACAATATCGCAACATCCGTAGGACAGAAATTGATCCCGGGAGCTACAAGAGCGGTTCATATGTTCAACGGTATCGCAGAAGCAATAGACAATATGCTATCGAAGAAAGATGTCACGGATTATGTCTTTGACTTCGTAAAGGAAAAACAATCTATTGATGAATTAAAAGAACGATACATTGAGCTGTCAGAACTGTATTTGCAAGGTTTGAACACTCCGGAGAGTGAAAAAGAAAGATTGGAATTGTATAACCAAATCTTAACTCTGTATCCAGAGCTGTTCGGGAAGATAGATTCCGAGGCGGAACATTATTTACAATTGGCAGGGGCTTTAGATACAGTCATATCAAAATTGAAGGAAAAAACGTTAGCACAATTTCAATCGGACAGAATTGCAGAGCATTCAAAGACATTGGAAAAACATGCTACTCAAATCGCTAAATATGAAATGGAATCTGACGAGGAGATTGCAAAAATTGCTTCTAAAAATAAAGGATTTAATCCCAACACTAAATTTGGAAAAGCTCAATATCAAGTTATTCACGATTTGCACGAAGAATCCGCAAAGGGGGACGAAAAAGCTGCAGAGAAATTAGATAAAAGATTGAGGGGATTAACTAGTGCAGAAAGAGCCGCCACTATTGAATTCGCAAGACATGAAGTTATTCGAAATCAAAAAATAGAAGGATACATTGGAGATATTCAGAAATTGAATGATGAGTTTAACAAAACAATGAAGTATCAGACTGCGCAGTTGGAAACGGTGTTAAACGTTTCGAGCAAGACCAGCTATGCGCAAGCAAAGCACTACTCTAAATATTATCAAGAGTTAGATATTGCAAGGGGAAAAATACCAAAGGCAGAAGTGAAAGATGAAGCTTCCGAAAAAGCGGCAAAAGAAATTGAGGAGTTAAAAACAAAATGGGACACTTTGGCTTCTAAGGATTTAAAAGGGAAGAAGGAAATCTATCAAAGGCTAATGGCTTTGGGAGAAAAAAATCTTTCGAAATATACTAACGAAATAAATGCTTTGGAGAAAGAATTAGAAAAGAATTCTAAAAAAGAAAAAGCTCCCAAAGAAGATCGATATACTTATCAAAATTATCGAAAAGATTTACAGAATCAACAAATATTCGCAGACATCACCGGTGTCAAAGAGTTAGAGCAGTTGAAATCTAAGCTTTCTACCATTCAATCGTACATGAAAGGGGCTATTGAGAAGGGGAATAAAGGGTTACTGGAAAAGTTGCAGCAAGATTTTAAAGAAACAACTTTTGAAATACATAAGGTGAATATCCAGAAAGGACTGGATGAGATTCAAAAGCAGTTAGACACACTGGATATTAAATTGGAATCAGGAAAAATAGATGAACAAGGGTATCATAAAGAAAGGGTGTCTTTACTAGATAAAGTCTTAGAGCAGTTTTCTGAGAATTTTATGAATTTATCCGATCAGGATAAAGCTGAATTAAAAGAAAAAATTGAAGCTTTCAAAAAAGAGAAAACCGTGTCTGATGAGGCGATTAAGCAAAAAGAAAAAGAAACCGCTGCGGCAAAGAGGGTAACAGAAGGATTGGACTTACTGTCAAGCGGATTCAATGGTATTGCAGCAGGTATTTCTGCGGCAAATATCAATAATAGTCAGACCATGAACGGCATATCAGGCATTTTCAGCTCGTTTGGCACGGTAGCAAAAGGTTTAGAGACGCTTGGTGGATTTAAATCTTTGGGAAGCATAGCAACAACGGCAGCTAGTTGGGGGAGTTCTCTAGCAACAGTAGGTACGATAGCTTCAGGGGTAGGTGCTGCAATCGGAGTAGTTGGGGCTATAGGTTCTTTTATCGGGAGAAAAGGAAAGAAAAAAGCGGCGAAAATAGATGCAGAAAACAAAGAAAATGAAGAAGCTTACAAAAAACAAATATCGGCACTACAACAGTTGACGCAAGCTATCGAAAAATACAGTGAAAGAATCAAAACATTTGCGGACAGGGTACTAGTAGATATTTCTAAAAATCCGACGTTAAAGTATATCGCAGGTGGGCAACGAAACTTTGACTTGATGCATGATTCTATGATAAGTGGGAAACATTTTGCAGACATTACCGCACTGGAAAAAGGCTCTAAAAAGTACCGTTCTGGATTCAGAAAGAAACGGAAATCTACTTACACCAAGGTGGATATTTCGGAAGCGGAACTCTTAAAATATCTAGGCTTTGATAAGACTGAACTGGATGCTTTTACGGACGAAGAGATGAGGCAACTGGATAAAGTATTAGACAAGGTCAATCACGAAACTCTAAGACGAGCAACTGGAAGAAATCTGACAGAATCATCTATCGAGGAATGGAAGAAGCAAGTTCATGAATTTACAAAGCAATTAGAGTTCTTGGAAAAAGAAAAAGCAGATTTGTTCCGGGGATCCACTTTGGAAAGTTTTTCCGGAATGGAATTTCGAACAGAAAAAGAGCTCATCAAAGAGTATACGGAACAATTCAAGGAGCTTGGTTTAGAAGGAGAAAAATATACCGAAACTATCAAGGATATGGCAAAGAACAATCAAGTTCTTGTCACTTCTATGCTGGATGTAAGAAGCAATGCGATTGAGGGATTGGCTACTGGGAATGGCGGATTCTTAACTGCTGCTAAGAGCTATTTTGAGAAAATATACAAAAATGCAAGTTCTGTAGCATATGATGTCGCATTTAGTGATATTGATTCTTACATGTCTGAAATGTTTAAAACGATCTCAGATAAACTGTTAGATGTGAAGAAAAGTGGGAAATTGGACTTCTCAAACCTATTATCCGACTTTGATTTTGCAAAATTTAAAAACTTGGAACTTTCGGAAAAAGAAATCAAAAAGTCGCTAGATACGATTAAAAGACAATTGCTTGACAGTGGGGTGGATTTATCCATTATCAATAAGTTACTTCCTCAAAGTGATTTTAATAATCGTTTGAATGACCTTACCACTTCCCTTTCCGCTGCAATGTCTGCCGGATTAGAAACTCATAAATATGAGAGCTTTACGGAAACTCTAGGAAAGTCTTTGTATGATAGTACCAAAAATGGCTTGGTAAAAGCGTTTTCAGAGTCTGCTTTATATCGAGGTATGATAGAGAAATTTATCGATACGGAAGATTTACGAAGCAAGTTGGAGAAAGCGGGAAATTTCAAAGAGGCTTTCAATTTGACCGAAAACATTATGAAAAAATTTGGATATGAGATGGAAGCGAATGGATTCGGGGGATTTGATGCTATCGGTAACCTTACAAAGGAAGAAAAGAAACTTGGAAATGCTTACTATCAAGATAAAGCCAGCAACATGGAAATTAACGTTACGAACCATTTCCATGACATTGTATACGGCGTACAGGACTTGGAAAGCAAAATCAATAAAGCTGTAACAGACGGGCTGGAATTGGCTTCTAAAAAACCGGTAATATTAGGAGGATGATATGCGGGCAAGAGTAAAGAATATTTCAAGAAATAAGAAATTAGAGAATATCATAGAATATATGCAAATCAAATATCCACGAACCAACGAAATATCTTCCTTTGAAGTGAACTTTCAACTGGAATCTCCAGATATTATGTCAGGAGATACAGTGGAAGTTATTGTACAGAAAAAAGCAGAAGAATTTTTGAAAATTCGAGGAAAAGCACAGGTAGTTCGGCATATAAAAGATTATACCGGATCGGATACTTACAGCATAACAGTAAAAGATTCCTATGATACTCTCTTTGAAAAACAGGTATCTGAAACAAAAGTGTACTATGATTTGTATTTATGCAATACAAAGGACAGGCATAATTCTATTCTTTATAAAATAGCAACCGAATTAGGATTTGAAAATAAATGGGACTTTCAAGATGTGGTAGATAACAAAGGACAATTCTTGAGAGTTCCGTTTGTTTTGTTTGAAAAAGACACTCGCTGGATTGATGAATTGCAAACGTTTATGAATGCAACTGGAGGAATTCTGTATGTAAAAAATGGAAAATTAGTATTTCGACCCCGTAATCGCTCGATAGACCTCTCTATCTCGTTTCATAGAAGTAATCTTATGACAAGTATGGAAGAAAGCGAAAAAACAACAAATTACAACGGGATACGGCTATCCTATGACAGATTCGAGAAGTTAGAAAATCAAATTGTGTTCAATCTGGCTAAGAAAGTGAGTGTCAAAGAAAATACTCAGGTTGGTTCCAATGTGGATGCTATGAGGATTGAGTATATCACCTCAAGTGTGTCCAATCCCAATCTTACTAAGGCACACGGATATTATTTCACCGCAACAGACCCAAACTCTAGGGTAGAAGTAGAGCTGCAAGAGGGAACGCATTATGTCAAAGAAGAATGGAAAGAGACACAGGCAGTTGTAAAGTTTTACAACCCTTATCCCCATACTTTATACATTGACAGTTTTGAAATCAAAGGAGTGCCTTTGGTCAAATATGAAAATAACGAATTTGACTGTAAAAATAAAACAGTTGTGGAAAAGAAGCAAGAGAATTTTATTCTTGTTTCTAAGAATAAGTACATTCAGACAAAGCAGTTTGCAGAGTATTTTACAAGGTTAGAATATGCAAACAAGATTTATCCGGGTAAAAAATATTCCTTCTATTCTTCTTTAGAAGATATTGAGGTTGCAGGCGTTTATCGATTAGTCATCGAAGAAATACAAGATACAATACAAGTCACAGGATTTACTGTTTTTTGTGAGGCAAATAACTACAGAATGCAAGTGGAAGCAGAGACCTATCTATCCACGATTCCGAATGTTGCTTATTCAAGTTCTTACAATTTAAAAGGCAATAGCAACTATGTGGATTTGAGTTCTATCGAGAAAAAAGTGGATGAGACAAAAAAAGACTTGAAAACATTAGATAGGGATATTCATTCCCGGTTATTTAAAAGTGAGACGGAACCTCAGGAAGATGTGCAGGAGAACGATATTTGGTTAAACCCAAAGACAAACGTTTGGAAAAAATATTACAACAATACTTGGAATCCCATTTCAGAAAAAGAAATCTTGCCGAATATGAAAATGTACAATTCCTTAGAAAATAATATGATTAAACTTCAGGGAACAGCAGATAAAGTGGGAGCTTATTTGCTAAATGATGGCGAACAATTTGGTTCAATGAACGGAGAATTGGCTCATGTCACATTCGACAAATTGGGGCAGTTTGAAGCGAAAAATCCGAACAACCGAGTGGCT